TCTGTGACACGCATATTTCCATTGGCACTCACCCAGATCCCATCAATTCTTCCTGTATAGCCACATGGAAGTTCATAATAGACGGCTGACGCGAGGGCAACTGTGAATGATGTTGAGGACGCTGTCGTGCCTAGTTTAAGGAAGCAAATCTGAGTGGAGTCATTGTAAAACTGAGCACCAATCCGGGCGGTATTTGCTGATAAGAGTGTGACACTTGAAGCAGAACTCGCTACATTAGAGAGCGTCGCTGTTGATGCCTTCTGGAGAACGTTCACCCTTCCAGCAGCGTCTGTAGCAATGGGCGTGTAGTCTAGATCAGTGCCAGAGAAGGCTGCTGAAGAATCATTCCTTACGGCGAGGGCTAGAACACCTGTATCGCCAGAGGTGTGGGCTCCATCCTCAGCCTTACCGAGATGGGTTGCTCCAGTGCCTGGAACAACTGACGTGGTAATGTCTGAAATCTTACCGATAGATGCTGATCCTGCTGTAAGGGCAACAATCCCTGTAGAGTCATTTGCAAGAGTGACTCTCTGGACACCTGTGCCAGAGGCACCATTGCCCATGGTTGTTGTTACACCGTTCATCTGTGCGATGTTGACCGATTGATTCGCGGGGAGGGCCACACTATCTGGAGTGACCAGCAGTTTAGTCATGCTGGCGATGCCTTGGATGGAGATGACATCGGTAGAAGCAGTGCCTGCCGTGCCTAAGGCAGGCTGTTTGGCGGCGGTGGACGCACCTGAAGGGAGGTCAGGGGTGACAAGGAGTTTGTTTGTAAGGGCGGGCTGATCGGTGGCAAGGACAACCCGGAGGGTGCCTGCCGACTTGGAGCCTGAGTTGGTGTCAGTTGTTGTTCCGGCAAGTTGACTGACGTTAATAGATTGATTGGCTGGGAGGGCCACTGAGTCGGGTGTGACCAAGAGTTTGGTCATAGACGCAATGCCTTGGATGGAGAGCACGTCAGTGGAAGCCGTCCCAGCAGTCCCTAGGGCAGGCTGTTTTGCCGAAGTAGCGGCACCTGATGGGAGGGGGAGGCTAGCAGCACTAATTTTCAGAACGTGGTTCACGGAGTCCCATACATCCGCCAGGACCTTGTTGAAGCCTCGTAACTTGGCAGAAATTGTGCCTGTATTGTCTCCCGTGACAGCCGTATTGGCAATAGCACCTTCAGTGACATCAGCACCATCCGCAATGGTTGCCGCTCCGCCACCGGCTGCACCGGCTGAGACATTGACTTTGAGGTAGCCACTGGCATCGAGCGTTGCTCCTGCCATGTTACCAGAATTATCAATGAATCCTGCTGCGGTTCCAGCAACGGGAAAGGTTGAACCAAATGTTGAGGAGGTTCCTCCTGATCCTGCCCCAGAGACAGAGACAGGAATATTTCCAGCCGCGTCTAAGGTGACGTGTTGGATGAGTCCGTTGTGATCTTTGACTGCAATGGGGGTTCCTGTGGGTGGTGCAGCCTTCCCAATTACCCACCAATCTTTAATAGCCATAGTTTAATGGGAGACGTAACAGGTTAAAATTGAATATGACATGATTAAGGTTAGATTAAACCTAACCCTTGATAATGAGGTCTACTTGGATCGTATTGACCCCTGTATAGGTTCCAGCGGATTTATACTTGAGCCGGAACTGGTCACCAATGAGACCATCTACAATGGTGTTGGAGGTGAGGGAGCCATCGGTGGGGGCTTTTGAGGCTGAGAGGGCTGTAGAAAGGTCCACTTTTGAAATCTTAACGGCAGAGGCTGTGGTGAAGTTGAAATTCATGATGTCCACCCATGTTGCCCCACGATCCAGGCTGGTCTGAACATACACGTCAACAGTTGTCCCCCCCGCACCATAGATAAAATTGGCCTGGGCAATGATGGAGCGGGCTCCATCGGGGCCCTTGATAACGGTTGTAGTGAGGGCCGGGTTAATGGCGGCCCCAATGGTGAGGGTGGGGAGGGAGACCTTGTGGAGACCAAATTGAACGAGATCGTTTGACATATGAATTCCTATTCAGGGAGTAATTGACAGTCTAACTGCCTGCCACAACGACCCAGACCGTGCCATTATAGCGAACAAGCACATGGTGTGTGCCACCACCGACACATGTCACACCAATGGTGCCTATGGAACCATCTGAGATGTTGGCGAGTTCACCAATGGAGGCTGCGGCTTCGCCTGTTCCATGACTGGCTTGGCCTGGAAGGGTGGCAAATAGACGCTCTTGGAGCACAAGGGTGCCAGAGATGACGAGCCTGCCAGTATAGATGGGGGTGGACATTAAAGGATGATCCTGGGTCTTGAGGGTACCTAAAGGAAGGGCCCCTAAATCATACGATCGAGGGGCCCTTTCACGCTTGGGTGCGTTAGGATTAGATATGGGGTATGAGATCTGATCTGGTTAGATAGCGTCCCCTTCAGAGTCAAACTCTGGCTTCTTGGGGGTGAGGGCTTCGTCTATACAGGCCTGGAGGAGTTCGGAGAGGTTCCTGATGCCAAACTGGTTCACAAGGCGAAGGCGCTGGGAGGCAGTCTTGGTGGGGTAGTCGATGTCAATGCCCCTGTCACGGCGTCTATAGATGGTGACGTAGTTGTCGAGGTAGCGCCCCGGCCTGACTTTGTTGCAGAGGTCAACCTCGGCGTTTGAGAGGACATCCTCATTGATCAGGCGTCCATGCTGGTGCATCTTCCGCTTGAGTTTGATCTTTTTTGCACCATCCTTGGGCGTCCAAGGTGTGTTCACCTTGCGGTTGAACGGGTTCTTTTTCTCGATTGGTTTGGTGGAGTTGATGGCCTGGATGAGGGCTGCGGTGAGTTCTGAGGTGCCGATTGTGGGATCTGGTGGGACTGTCTGGCCGATCTTTGGTGTGCCTTTGGGCATGATGTACGTCCTGACTTGTTTCATCCTCCATGGGTAAGAACCCTCAGGTAACTGGGAGGAACCAGACCTGAAGTGATGGGGTTCTTTGGATGGGAACCCCTTAGACCATTATACTTGATTAGACGAGACCTATGCTGTGATGGCTCTGTAGCCAATCTTCCAAGCAATGGTACCTGCAGCTGTACCAGGCTGGGTTGGTGCTGAAGAGGAGACGAGATTGAGGGGGTTGTTGAGAGTGTAGGTGTTCTTGGTGGCAGCGAGGGGGACGAACTCCAGATAGGCTGACGCGGCGTTCGTACACCATAAGGGCTGCACCACCGGCACCAATATTGACCGAGAGGTTGCCACCACCAGTATAGGCTGCTACTGAAAAGAGTGACTCGACGATACAGTAGACAAGCTGGTTAATCACGCCTGCGCCACCGGCTGCCACGAGGACCACACCGTTGGCATGTCCGAGCTGTCCTGCACCTGTGCCGGTCATATTGGCCGAGGTGATGGTGCCTGAGGCCTGGAGGATGGTAGCATCAGCACCGGACTGAATCTGGCCTGAACCGAGCTTCTGGGGCGGCTGAATGTCCCAATGAATCTGACCGACTGTTGAGGACTTGACGATAGAGTAACCCACAAGGACCACCATGGCGTTGCCTGCTGAGGGGGCTGTAGCTGTGAAGGCTCCAGCTGTGGTGTCGAGGTAGACGGGGTCGCCAACGGTGGTCACACCTGAGGTGTCAAGGGAGGCGGGGGACTGAAAGCCCTTGAAGACTGAGGATTTCGAGCCGTCCGCGATGGCTGTGCGGGTGACGTAGACATCGGTGGCAAGGTTGGCTGAGTCGGCATCAGCGAGGACCACCTTGAGGTGCTTGGTAGTGACATCATAGCCCGAGATGGCGACAAGTTTGTTGGCGGCGATGCTGGAGCCTGTCTTGTTGATGACCCTAATACCATATTCGCGCTTGTTGCGGAGCCAAAAACCTGGGGACTGAATCTGTGTGCCGAAACGACGTGCTGTGACTGGTGCTGCCATGTTGAGGGCTCCTTAATTTTCCAGAGATGACAGTCGTGGGACTGTGACTGGAGGACTTGGTTATTTGAGGATTAGAGGGAATTGGTGGCAGGGTTTAGTTTGAGTCCAAACCCCGTCGTAAAATGACTTGAGATAAAGTAGTGGTTAGGCTAGATTTCTAACCTAATTGAGCCTAGCTAAAAATGGGTAATAAATGTCTTCTGGTGCAATTGTTAGTCCAAACTGGATGAAGATATCATCAGATGCACCTTGACGTAACATTTCGTTGGCTTCACAGGAGTCTGTTCCGAATGGAATAACTACTGAGACACTTCCACCATGATGTGGGTTAGAACCATCTTTAACAATATAAGATACAAGAACTGTGTAATCTGTAGTAGTTAAATCGTAACTTCCACCAACACTAGCAATTGCATTTACGGCCATCTACACGTCCTTTTAAGGAGAGAGGCTAAGATTATTAGTCCTAGCCCCTCTAAGTTAAAAACTATGCAGGAACAGTCGCGGTCACGAATGGATAGTTAACCTGAACTGGGAGGACGTTTGTGGCGTCGGCTCCAGTTGAAACTGCACCATAAATCATGTCACCTGCCACTACTGCGTCGTCTACACGACCGGATGTGCCGTCGATGAAGAGACCGCCTGCGGCTGCCACGGTGTCGGAGCTTGAACTGGCGTAGAAGCCCTTGACCATGAACCAACCCCACTGTGCGCCTGTCGCTGTAGAAAGGGAGATAGCTACTGATCCTACGGCTGAATGGGCGAGGAGGACCGCGACGTAGGTTGTGGCGTTATAGGAAACCCACTTGCCAATAGCGTTGGATGTCACACCCTTGAGGTAGACATATTCGTTACGGGCTGCGTCGGTCTTACGGAGGCCGAGGCGCTGTTTCTGACTGGTATCGACCTGCTGATAGAAAGGAGTGGCTGCCATGTGATTGTTCCTTTAGTTAAGTCGAATCAGGAGGTCATGGAATCATGACGCTGGACTTAAGAAAATTCCCTCCCCACAGGATTGCAGGGAGGGCTTAGAGGGTTAATAATAAACTAGGCTAGGCAACATCGATGACGCTGTTTCTGCTCTTATTGTTAGTCACAGCCTGGAGGGCGCTGTAAATTTTAAAAACAAAAGAGTTCTGGTCGGGCACTTCAATCGTGTCGCCCTTGTCGCGGAAGTACTGCTTGGACACGACGATCTCGTAGCTCTTGGGGTTGAGGAAGTAGATCTTTGAACCACCGTACTGACTGAATACGTAGTTCGCACCCATGAACTTGAGCACCTTGAAGCCTGCATCTGCCTCACTCGAATCAGCGAACCTCTGGAGGGTCTGAAGCTGTGACTGGAAGAGACCGTAGGGTGTCACACCTGAGATGAGCATCTTTGGCTGGAGCTGTGAGCCGGAGCCCTTTGCCGCTGTGTTGTACGCGGTCGTCATGGCCGCTTCGATGTCGGACGCGTCTGTGTAGGTGTCGGAGTAATTCCTCCACCATGTTTCGATTGATGCGTCAATGCCACCGACTGTGCCCTGACCTGAGGTTGGGACGAGGTCGGAGAGGCCGTTGAGTTCGTCACCACCTGCGGTTGAGGTTGTGAAGATGCACTGCTCGATGAGGTCATCGTGCGAGTTGATGGCGTTCTCAAGGAGGGCCTTGACGAAAGCAATCTTCTGGTTTTCTGTGGGGTTCTTGGCGTCGTCACCCTTGGTCCACACGACTGGTACTGAAATCTGCGCTGGGTTGTAGCTCGCAGAGGTCATGACATCAGTCTTGAGGAGGGATGATGTGTCCTGGTCTGTGGCGAGGACAGCGGTGTCTGGGTTTACGCGGTAATCGACTGGGCACTCGATAGTTGGACCTAGCCCAATCTTATTGATGACACCCTGACGTTCAAATTCACGAAGGGCTGCGTTCTCGACCCACTGATTTGCGGGCTTTCTCATTTCGGCGAGGACGGCTGGATAGGAAACTGCGGCGATTTGGCTGATAGTAAGGGCCATAGAAAATAATACCTCTCAGGTTAAAGTTAGTGTAGAAAAGTTTTCTAGTACCAAGTCTAACGCTGACTGGTGGAGCGGTGGGTTACTCACCCTTTGAGATATTCGATAGCAGCCAAAAGATTCTTCTCGGAGTCTTTCAGCATTCCGATGCCAGTGTTACAATTACCACATAGTAGGCCACGAACCCTACCTGAAACGTGACAATGGTCTATATGAAAACCATCATGTAGTCTATTACTAACCTTGGTCGGAATCACGCCGCATATAGCGCAGCGAAAATTTTGTTTCTCTCTTAGACGTTCAAAATCTTCAGATGTTAAACCATACTTAAGAAAGCGTTTAATACGATCTTGATTTTTTCTATATTCTCTTGTTTGAGATAGGCCATGCGTTAGATTTAATTTACCAATACGGTCTCGTTTAGTACAACCGCAGCTAACATAACCACTCTTTTGTCTTAGATGCCCACTAGTAATATCTTTGGTAGTGCCACATTCACATTTACAGTGCCAAATAACTTGGCCCCAAGGGTCACGGCCATTTTGTGAAACTACAGTAAGTTTTCCAAACTGTTTACCAGTTAAATCAATAATAACGCAAGACATAATAATACCTCTACTTAATGATACTATTAATCTGCCTAATTGTCAATCGAACTGATAGATCGATGATGATGAAAGGGGCTGGTGGGGAGGCCGTTCGGACTTGATAGGAGAGGTATCAAGGAACGACCTGTAACTACTAGGGCCTAGACAGGAGCTGTCTGAGGTTAACCGGGGAACGATGGGTTAGGGCCTTATGTAGTCATGGAGGGAGAAGTCCACCAGTACTTTATGATGATACCATATGATGTGGTTAGATGTCAATAGGGGCCCATTCCTTGGGGATTAGACCCCTATTGACAGGGTTTTGGGGGTTATTTCAGGCTTTCTGCGGCCTCCCGGATGATGGCTTCGAGGGATCTTGGGCCTGATGGGTTGGAGGGACGGCCTGAACCGGAGGGGGCGGAGGTGGAGACTGGAGCTTTCTTGATCTCCTTCATGAGTTCTTCCCGGATCTTGTTCCGGTCAGAGGTGAGGCGGGGGAAGACGACCTGTCGATAGGCCCCTTCGAGGGAGAGGTTGGCGTTGGCTTGGAGGGCCTTGACAATGTCAGCTTCGTTCTCGTTAAACTGGGGCCAAGTACGGGCCTCTGTGATCTGGGCCTGGATCTGGGGGACGACAGCCTTGAGGTGTTCCTGGGCCTTCCACTGTTCCTCGATGGGGGCGTAGCGTTTGGAGACCTCAGACATGACCTCTTCCCGAGCTTCCTTCCTAGCGAGGTTGCGGTTCCACTGGTTGAGGGCTTTGAGGCCATCAAGGGAATAGACCATAGAGCCGTCTGAGAGCTTCTGGTCGGGCTGTGGCATGTCGTCAGGGGAAGGGGCCTTATTGGGTTCCTGTGCCTCTGTAGGGGCTGCTAGGCCCTTAAAAAGGTCAGCATAGGCGGGGATGTTGGTTGAGAGCCAGGTGAGGAACCCCTTGGGGTCGCTGACCATACCCTTTTCAAACTCGGCAACCCTCGTGAGCTGTTCCTCATATCCCTTGACCTTGGTTTCAAACTCGGTGAGTTTGGGGGTGTAGGTGGCCTCTAGCTCCTTAACCCTATCATTGACCGCTTTCTCCGTGATCTTCTTGACCCGAGAGTAGGGGATACGGTTCTCTCGGCCTGAAGCGGCATTCTGGGTGATACCAAACTTCTTCTCAAACTCATCCGGTTCGGCCTTGGGGGTGCTAGACTTGGAAGCTGGGGATGAGACCTCCGAGGTTTCTACCTTAGTCTCTGTAGGTTCGGTTGTGGTGGGTTCGGAGGGGGAAGGTTCAACAGGTTCGGAGGGGTCATCTGGGATGGGGTCTTCGGAGATTTCTGAGTCTTCAATAGATGAGACGATTACGTCGTCCAGGTCTGGGTTTGACATTGGGATCCTTTTGACGTTCGGGAACGTCAGTTAACGCACTGTTGGCGTATGTTATGGTTGAGGTTAGGTTGAGGGTAGAGAGGGTTTATGGCTGAGGTCGGGACATGGTCGGGACATTTGGGACATTATTTTCGGGACATTTGTAACTCCTTGATTCTAAAGGACTTATTTCGGGACATTTTTCGGGACATGAAAAGTGATGTCCCGCCGCAAGTTGTTGAAGATAAAGGGGTTAGGTGTCGGGACATGGTCTAAAACCCTATATGTATAGGACATGTCCCAAATCACTTGCTACGGTACGACTCCCTTGGGGTCGTCGTCCCTTCGCGTAGAGGCAGCGGGACGTGTCCCGAGGGACAACCTAATGGACGAGGCTGGTTGGTTTAGGGTAGAGCTTGTCCATCTCTGCTTTTTGCTCATCTGTTAAACGCATAATCTCACGTTTAGCATGTTTGACCGCTACGAGCTGGTGCTTGTAGAGCTTCCAGTCCTCAGGCATCACACGAAGTTTGGGGTTCTGTGGGGAAGGCTTGTCGATGATGTCAATGAAGATGACAGTGTCGGTGACTTCCATGGTGTCACCCCCCTCAGGATCGACCGTGACCTGGATGATGTTCCCTCCTTGGAAGCAAAAGTCATACTCATCAACGAACTTGGAGGGGGTTATGATGTTAATTTCCACAAGGGGTCTCCTTAGAGATTGAAGGGGTAATGGTTGGTTCTGGGGGGTTGAGGGCGGTGAGGATATCAGGCCAAGGGGTGAATTTAGCCTGGATGGTCTGGTTTCGGGGAGGTTCTGGGGTGAGGGTACCCCATCCGGGGATTTTTATGGCTTCTTGACGCTTAAGAGAGTTTACCATAACTTGAGAGATTGTGTGAATGACTTCTTGGGCTTCTGCCCGTGTGATCCCTAAGAGGTCTTGGAGTTCTGCCCAGAGTTTGGGGGCGAAGGTGGAATAGCGATAGGCGGGATCATCATAGAGTAGGGACCTTTTTTGTTTGGTCTTCTTCGTCCCACCAGTGGAGGGTTCTCCAGGTGTCCCATTCCGTGTAATCTTTGAAGCCAGCCCAAGGGACGGAACCGCTCTCTTTAGTCGTGTAGGGGGCTTTGTCAGATCCTGGGGTTGGGACGTGCTCGACGTAGTTGACGAGTCCCCTTCGTTTAGCTTCCTTATGGATATCGGATTTGGAATAGTATCGGACGGGTTTACCAGTGGCTTCGTCGCAGAGGCCGTGCCGGATCTCGATGCCCCCAGGGATTTCATCAGAGATAACCGCTGGGTTAGAGTTTGGGATCCAGAGGGTTTGGGTGGGGGCTCCGCACTCCTTGCAGGGAGGCCTTTCGCCAACCTTGAGGAAAATATCATGTACTTCATGGTTGTTGTCACATACTAGGTTGTAGTAGGGCATTACTTGATCTGGTTTCCACCAGCCCCCTCTGTCCTATGGTTGATCCTGTCATTGACCCCCCATTTGGGGTGGGCGTCCCCCACTTGGGGTGGGGCGGGAGGTGGAATGATGGGGGCCCCTTGCGCCGCAGGCGGTGGGGGGACCTGCTGTTGCTGCATGGGGGGTGCGGAGGGGACGCCACCCTTGAGCTGTTCGGTGACGAGGTTAGGGGCGTTCGGGCCCGGGAGGATGGGGGGCATCCCTGGTGGGACCGGGGCGGGGGGAGGCATGACTGTTTGTTCGATGAGCTTTTTGGCAGCGTCAATCATTTCTGGGGGTGGGGCCTGACCAGACTTAATCATGAAGGCGAGGGCGAGGGGGTTCATCATATCCTCGACCCCTGTCAACCTAAGGCTGATATTGGGCTCGGCGGGAGGTTTGGGTTCTGGAGGCCTGATGACTGTGGAGGGGTCGAGACCCGAGAGGGTGGCAATTTCCTTGAGGATGGGGGCGACATCGACCCAGCCAGACTTCGCACTGAAGTTGAGGAAGTCGATCAGGCGCTTGAGGCGTTGATTGGAGTCGAGGAGGACTGTTGAGTCCGCCAGGATTGAATAGTTGAGGGTCCGACAGACTGTGGGGTCGAAGCCCTCACCGAATGAGTCTGGGGGTTCAAAGAGGCAAATGAGGCCACCAAGGACTTCCGCGATAGACACCACGAACTTGGCGATTTTACCCCGCTCCTGTCCGATGCGGGTCTGGAAGTTCTGCTGAACTACGTCGGCTTCAGCTTTGGTCTCAATGCCTGCGCCGTCACCTGTCTGGTTGGTCCCGATCTGCCACGCCTCGTTAAGGTCGGCCTTGGCAATGCGGTCGAAGGTGAAGTTCTCGGCAGGCATGACTGCCCTTGAGATCTCGGAGATGATTTTGGAAGCATCTCCCTGGACTGGAATCATCGCCTGCCACCGACCCATCATGAGGGACTGCTGGATGGCGGGATCGACCCTATTGATGTCAAAGGCCCTGATTGGGAGGGACCGTTCCCTTTGGAGGATCATCTGGGTACGGCCCTTGTTGAGTTCGTTGACCTGGGGCCTACCAATGGCAGAGTCGGATGGAGGAATGGTTTCGTCTGTGATGTAGGTGAGGGTGAAATATCTAATGGGATAGTGGAGAGCCCCAATAAGCTGGCCTGAGGTGGGGTCCTGGGTCTGGCCCTTCCACGGTTCGTCTACGACTGGTTCATCCTTCCCATTCACAAAGATGAGGTGATGGATGGTCTGGTAGGACTTGGCGTTGGGGTCAAACTGGTATTCCTTATAGAAGACCTCATCGAACGCGACGAGTTCGTCCGCGACCTGCTTGTCCCGGTCAACGTCGTGGGTGAGTCGATCGAGGATATTTCGATCGTCACCACCTAAGACGGTGTCCTTATCGGCTTCGGTGAGTTTGAGTTTCTGGACCGCTTCGGGCCATGTCATTCGGCCTGACCTACCGACCCATGGGGCGTTGTCGAAGTTTGAGCCTGTGAAGGATACCGGCCAAAGGAGGTCACCAGGGGAAATCCTTGAGACGAGGTATCGGTGATCGACCACCCTGGGGATCGTCATGGGTGGTGGTGGGGGTTCGTTGGGATCTTGGGGGAGGGTGGGATCGTGGGTGGGGATCTCTACGTCCTCTGTGATGGATTCGTGGGAGACCAGGACTGCTGCGATGCCTGCGGCGTTGATACAGTCTGGGAGACATTCATCCATGGCGGATTCAATACCACCTGTCACGAGGGTATCGTTGAGACGCTGCTCGAATGCTCTCAACCATGGGCCTGCATCCTCTGTTGCTGGGGGGTGGTCGATCCTGACCTGAGGGACCTGGGAGAAGAGGGCTGCCTGCTTGGCCTTGGTGAGGGACCAGTCCAGATTGACTGAGATCCTGTCCTCATCGGTTTGGGAGGCGAAGGGTTTGCCCCTCCGCATGTCGATGTTGAAGGTCCAGTTGGTGGCGAGCTTCCTTCTCTGGTTCTTACAGGTCTGGATGCCTGAGAGGAACTTCTTGTTTCGCTTCTTGACCTCAGGATCGACTGTGACCTTGTCAGAGATGGAGGCCGGGGTTGAGGTATCGAGGGTTGGATCTGAGGAGTTGATCATTAGGGTCCTTTAAGATTAGGTAGGGGAATACTATAGGTTGGGGAGGAAGGGGTTAGATGCCTCTGACGTTCTCACGACCGAGGACCCACTTCTCATGCTTCTTGGGGAGCATCCAGGGCTTCTTGGCTTCGGCAGGGGTCATACCCTTGCGCTCCATTGAACCTGAGGAAATTAAAAAGTAGGCAAGACTACAACAGGGATGGTCATCCGTGTGATTGGCGAGTTTGAGGGGATGTTTGGGGTCGTACTTTTGCATGGGGAGGGTCTTGATGAGGTAGGGGCACCCTGCATACTTGCCACCATTGTAGATTTGGAGCCGTGGAACTCCTGGGAGAGCCTCCTCTGCAAGGGCGGAGTGGATGGCGTGGGCAAACATCTCCCGGTTGTTGATGGAGTTCTCCATCGGGACTCCATTCATCTCAAAGGTATCCTTGATGGTCCGAACATCTGCTCCTGTGTGGATGTCAATCGAGGGATCGCAGAAGGTCATGGTGGTCCGTTTAATCCCAAGTTTTAGATTCTCATCCTTGATGTCCTGGGCAATTTCGGATGCAATCTTGCGGAACCAGGCCTTCTCGTGGAAGGCGACATACCTTGAGCCGAGGTGGGCAATCCAGATACAGTAGGCAGGGTCTGGGAAGTAACCCATGTCGAAGGCGCAATAGATTTGACCCTTGGAGACTAACTCCTTGATGTCACAGTCGAAGATGACGTGGTAGGGTTTACCATTCTTGGAGGGTTTGAAGTCGAAGAGGGCATTCTCTTCTTGGAACTCACCCTCCAGCCAGGCTTTGCGGATGTGGTCGGGGAGGCCTGCGAACTGCTTCTTATACTCCTTGATATCAAGGTGAGGGTTGTCCTCCATGTTGATTTGGATAGAGCCCCAGCTTGCAGGGAAGTAGTTTTCGTCGTCTTCGGGGTCTACGTCCTTGTAGCCGAAGTAGTGCTGGACTGTTGAGGCTGATTGACCGAGAGGGTTGGTGGCTGCCCGGATGACTGGGTAGATACCTTTGGAGGTCATCTCTTTGGTGGTTCTAATTGAGGCACAGAGGAGTCTGAAGTATTCCCACGGGATGAGGGAGAGTTCGTCAAAGTAGGCCCCAATGAACTCGGCTGACATCAGGTTGAAGGAGTCCTTCTCAGATCCTACGTAGGAGAAGAACAGTCTTGACCCATTAGGGTAGTAGGCGATATGGGAGGTGGCATGGTAGCTCCCCCCTAGGAGTTTCATCTCCTGAGGGAGATAGATGAGGTGGGACTTTTCGAGGTCCTTGAAGGTGTTCCTGATTAAAATGAGGTTACAGTTTGGGATGGAGAGGGCTCGCATGTGAGCGTCCATCCTCAAGGCGAGGGACTTGCCTGATCCTCTCGATCCGATGGCAATGAGGTTGGGGGTGGGGTCTAGATGGAACTGAGTTTGTTTCGGGTTGGACTCGTACATCGTGTGGGGTGTTCCATCCGGGAGGGTCACGATGAGTTTGAACTGGTTTGGGTCGGGAGGTAGGTCCGGGCTAGTGAGAGGTTCCTGGTTAGACATCTTCAACCTCTACGAGGGAAGCGAGGTCGATAGGGACTTCATCATCCATATCTCCTGATTCAAGTTGGAGGGTCTGAATGTCAATGACTGGTTCTAGGGCCTTGGGGCCACCACTGATTCCACCGAGCTGAAAGCCAATGTTGATTTGGGGTCCGGCTGGTTTGGCGTCACCAGACTTGTCCTTGTCGATGGAGGCATCGAGCATCCTGGTGCCATCATCCTCGGCGGGCATGTGTTCAATGGCCCACTGGATTGCCTTCAACGCCACCTCGTAGTCTTGGTTGGCAATGGCGAGCTTGACTGTGGTCTGGTAGTTGTCGAAGAGTTCTAGGGCCTTACCCCTGAAGGCCTCCCTTGCCAATCTGACCTTACTAAAATAGAGTTCCTTTGCCATTAGGACTTGGTCCCTGGGAGGGTAGGGTGGGACTCCTGCTGGGTCAGGTTGGGCTTTCGGGGACCTGGGGCGTGAGAGGGTCCCTTACCTAGGGAGAGGAGGATACGGTCGAGCTGGAGGGTGAATGGATTGTCCATATTTGGAATCTGGTGGTAACTGGAGGATTGTATGGTACCTGGCTAAGTTGTTGATAATAAAGGAGGTTAGAGGTGGGATTTGGTGCCGACCTTTGGTCCTGAACCTGATCGACTAGACATATAATATAGCACTTGACATGGGGTGTTGTCAAATTGGGGGGTTTTGGTCAAGGCCTGGTTGATCCAGATTGGACCTATTTTGGTCGATAGGATCCATCTAACTCCTTTGTTTTCTATAAGTTAAGGGTTACACACAGCAAACTACGCCCCCCAACCCGCGAACTGACAGGAGGTGCCCCTTTGGTCCCCTTGCCGACATAGGCGCACTTGACATGACATGAACTGACATCCTGGCCGTGGGGCTGGTCGATGGTGTCATATGGGGAAAGGTATATCGTTTGGTACATTGACGTGGCGTGATATGCTAGGTGAAACGCTAGCGGCAATAGGGCTGCTCAGAAGGTGAAAGGGTTTGAACATGCGTTATGGGTTGAAAGAATGGGGTCTTGTGTTGATGACAGCAGAGACACGATCAAAGGATGATGGGTGCACCCTGCATGTCAATGCAATATTGGGGCGCCGCGGGAGACATGGGGAACACCCTATTGTTGTCGGGTTTCGCCTCTCTGATTGGTGCGACAGTGCCACTGTTGCCACCTTCATTCATGGGGAGCGCCAGTGATGACCTTCAGTGAGAGTCACTCCGAGGAGACCCTAGACAAGATCGTTGTGTTCATTCTGAGCATGGCAGTCGTGGCAATGGCAATTGAGGCGTTCATTGGTTGGATCATTCTGAGGGGAGTCTAGAGGCATGAGAAAGAATGTCGATACGGTCGTTGGGGGTCACGTTCAATCGTGCGGGAAACATCATCATCGCCATTGCTCTGGAAACGGCGATCACGGACGCTGAAGAATACGCGGGGGACGCCTAGAACCGTGGGCCCGATGGTGGCAAGGTTGCATCCGTTCTCGGTGTCGTGTCCCTGCGTCTACTGTTCCAGGACACGATCCAAGCGCGAGGACTGGCGTAGGCTCCAATCAAGGGAGAACAAGACA